TCGCCCCTAACAAGAGCAGCCTCAGCTGCCAGGGCAACCACTCTCGATGACCAGTCCTTGTGATACGGAAGTTCCCTGGTGCCTGGGTTCTCTTCTGCTGTGACATGTGCGTATGCTCCTATGCGTTTAAGTTTGCCGTCAGTCTTCTCAGCGATGTAACTGTTCACATCTCTGATGAACATACGATTATACAGTGCTTCTTCAAGCTCAAGTTTAGTGACACCTTCCCACCACCGACACAATGAACTGGTGTGCTCAAGATAATCATGCGGGCATAAGTACGTCACGCCGTCTGTGTTCGCCTGTATCATACGCAACCCAGGAACCTTCACCAGTTGTTCAATCAACATGCACAGTAGTAGCTGACCGTTGATGGTGATTGTCATAGTGTACTTTGCGTCAAGGAATGGTGAGTAGTCATTGTTACTACCACCATACGCACCATTGCCTGCTAATTTAAACGCTTCGTTTTCCGGTGTGCCTTTTTTAAACGTGTTACGGGTATCTGATACACCTTTATAAGCCTCGCAAAATTCAATACCAAGATGCTCCGGATAAAGTTTATTTTTAATAGCCATTTGTACATAGAAACCAGCCACATCTACGTCAACCAGCTGGTGTGTATCAGTAGTATGCACCACCTGAGACTCAACCGATGCGTGCATACCGCCGGTGCCGAAGTGGTAATCTAGACCATCAATGGTAGCGATGAGTCCTTTGAACACACCTTTCGTCTCGGTGATAACTTTGGATTCCAGGTATATTTTAATCTGCTGAAACGCCTGTGATTCAAAGTTCACATAAGGGAAGATGACTTGACCTAGATCAATTGATTCACGTTTAGTTTGACGTTTGACTTTCTTATTACCGACGTACTCATAGCATGAAATGCCACGTCGCTCCATCTCGGTGACCAGAATGGTTTCACCCATCTTGACATCACTCATGTTCATCATGTTCTTGCCGAACTGTTCACTCAGTCGTTCACGTAGTTTGATCTGTGGCTGTGTACGTTCCAGAAACATATCAGTCGCATCGACATCGTGCTCATTGTACTCAGCGAGTGTGTCAGCCTGCTCATCATTGAGCACAGTACCAACGGGGAACGGTAGATCTTCAATGCTGTCCATACGCATGTTGAATTCAAGCACTTTCAGACTGGTGGCTTTTGCTATGTTGTCGAAGTGGTGGATCTTATATAGGTCAATCTGCTCAACTAACCACTCAGATTCCCACACCATGTGAGCGAACCTGGCTGGACCATGTGCGTTGATGATCGACATTGCTTTCTCATAAATCTCAGCAGCACCGATGCCTGCGTGCTGGTTACGATAGATGAAGTGAATCACCGGGTAGTCGAACCCGATGTTGTTGTACCCAACCATGCGTACACTTTGCTGTGCCAGCACATCGATGAAGCGACAGAACGATACGATATCGTTCCTTCGATAACTTATCTCAAAGTACCAACGACGACGTGTTGTCTTGTGCAGCAGCTTGATGGTGAAGACGTTGGGGAATGTTTCAATATCGTAGCTGATGTCGCCGGTTGTTACATTGAAGATGAAGTCGGGGTTCATGTTGTCGGAACATCAGCTATTTTGTAACTGTTCTCACAGTATGATTTGTCAGGCGTAGGGTATTTATTGCAAACTTCATTAACCCATGTCAAAAGTTTCAATGCTTTTTCTTCACAGATATCACATCCGCACTGTGTAAGTTTGGAATTATATTGTTCGGTCACGACTTCCACTCCCCAGTGTGCATATTAAAATCACGCAGCTCCTTTTTCAACCGCTTCAGTTTATAAGCAGGTACATGTCGCAGGTTACCGGTAATTAAATCGACCATTGAACTTGCGTTATCTCTGACTCGGTTCAATTGCCGATTTGCTTCTAAGACTGCCTGTTCGATGTCGTACAGTGATACGCTCATAAACATTCACCAAATTCTTTACCCAGTACAGCTATAAGAATGATTATAGCGATCACAACCCAGTTACCGTTCTTATCTAAGAACTCCCATATGTTCATGGCTTCTCCACCTCATAGTCAAGTGTCACAGTGATGCGCTGTGGCGGTTTAGTAGGTAGACCGGACTTTCTCATATACACACTGGGAATGAGAACTTCAGCACCACTGAGATCACCGTAGACGTGCATGTTCTTTGTCGATTTTATGAACTCGATATCAAATACTTTCTTACTCATCATTGTCACCTTGTTGTTTTGTGTTTATCCTTGGCGCGGTGGTTGATTTTTACCTGCGGCTTTGAACACTGAATTCGTGAAGTCATTACATAATTTATTTAAATCATTAGCACTTAACTCACGCAACGCAAAAGTTCGATGAGATGGTTGATACTCACTAGGATCTGACCCCTGGTATACAGTTGAATGTGCAAGTGTAGGTGCAGCTTTGACCGCTATCCTTTCCTCCACGTAACCAGGAACTGTGAATGGTAGTATTTCTATTTGTATTTCAGTTTTCATCATTGTCACCTTGTTGTTTTGTTTGGTAGCCCGTACAGGATTTGAACCTATGATACCGAAGTCAAAGTTCGGTGTGTTACCACTACACTAACGGGCATTAAATCATCTTTTTAAAATGGCGCTGGTGTGATAGTACCCCTCACGGGTGGCCCTCCACGTTACACCTTCGGTCTCAGGAACCAGCGCCACTTTAAAAAGACCCTCCCCGAAGGGAAGGTTTAACAGCGGAGTCATTCTTTAAAATGCGATGTTATCATCAAACGAAGGTCGAATTGCAAGACCCTGATCAATCAATATCTGTTCAGTCCAACCGGGTGTAGCCAGATACGCTTCCAATGTCACCCCGTTCGCCTTTGCTGTCATTTGCAGTGGTGCTGGCGTAGCAGGTGTCTGATTTGGCGCAGGAGGTGGAGGCGCTGCTGGGGCAGGTGCCACATTAGCAACACCAGGGTGAGTCACCACAGCACCGTTCGCCGCTGTGTGAGCGGCAGGCGCGCCGGTTACACTGGCGAACATCTGTTCAACAGTCGGCTTATTATCCAGGCGACCCATCGGTGCTTCTTCTGTGGTCGTCATGACACCGTTCAGCCAGCCACCGATACCACCTTTACCTTTGGTGTAGCCACTGATGCCAGCGTTAACATAAGCAACCATACCTGAGAAAACTTGACTTGGATCAACTATTTGTTGATAAGTCGGATCGACAACTGATGGTCTGTCATCCTGTTTTGCAGAGCAACTGAACACAAAGTAACCACTGAAACGCTGGTCATAATAATCTTTACCAGCGTACTTTGTGTCGTATGGACCGAAGCATTCATCAGCACCGGTGTAACCTGATGGGAACGAGTTGGCTTTCGCAGCTTCAACCTCAGCTTGAATCGCTGCGATCTGTGGGTCACCTGGCGGCAATAACACAGTCACACCGAACTTTGGTTCTGTTGCACCTTTCGCCAGCTTCGGCGTGAACAGTGCGGGAAATGAAATAATACCTTTTACTAACATGACGTTGTCACCTCTTAAATGAATGAAACTACAGCAGGTTCTTCTGCCGGTTGTTTAGGAACTTCAGCGAACATCAGTTCTGCTGACTTGGATTGTACATCATCTGTACCACTTTGTGCAACTTCTTTAATCGCTTTATGATCATAAGCAACTTCTTTAATCGCTTTATGATCATAAGCAACTTTCTTCAGTGTCAACTTACCTGCTTTGAAACTGATTATTTCTTTCTGTAAACGTTCTTTCTGTTTATCAGTCAGTTGTTCCAGTTTCATCAATTGTGCAGGGCTAATGAGTTTAGGTGGGTAGATGTCAGCGTTCTTCAAACGACACGCTTTCAATTTTTTAACAATTGATACTTCGTCTGAAGCGTACACATTTGCACCACGCCCCGGCTCCATTGCATAACCTGGCACCGATACACCTTGCTCAATACGTTCCTGAATTTCAGCTTTGACTTTGGTGAACACTGCCATGATTCCATCTTCGGCATCTGCCATTTGTGTTAACTGTTCTTCAGTTAACGACTTAGGATCTGCGATTACTTCACTGAAATAATCAAACAGACTCATGTCTGACGTACTTAAATTCAATGGACTCTTATTACTCATGTTCTCCACCACTTGTAATGATTTTTCTGTTTCAGCGGTACAGTGACCGCCGCGTTTAGGATTTGCTTTACACCATTGGCAATGTTTACCGGGTATTAACGGTGCGTTATTGTTATCAGTTAACTGTGCAGATTGCGCCAGTATTTCAGCAGCTTCAATTACACCGGTAACGGTGAATTCATCTTCAACTCGCGTCGTACATTGATATCGCACCACTGGGTTCGTCTTCGGTTGGATGATAGTCACCCGGCATTCATTGATCTTACCGTGGTTGAATGGTCGCACTAAATCAGAACCACTGGCGATGTAGTGTCGCATCTTACCGAACAGGTAGCTGATTAACTGTGTGTTATTTTTCTCAGAAACATAACCACGACCGTCTTTGTAGTCAGCGATTTCAAGAAACAACACCTCACCTGTCATTTTGTGACGTGCGATGATACTGATATCAACGGTGCCCCACCAATCCTTACGACCGAATGCACCACCTGGGTCAGACTTACCTTCAGATTCGACCGTCACCTGGCAATCGGTGTACGCAGCTTTCAACTCTTCAACACGACGAGTAATGTAGTCCAACGCCATCTGCACACGTCCTGCACGTGCAGGGTCAACCAACCATCCGTTCATATTGTCAGGGTGATTAACGCCGATAATCTGCTGATCGTACTGCATGGCTGGCACGTTGTTTTCCAGACACATCTCAAGCAACAGGTGTGACCCTGTACCATCGATGGCCGCTTCACCGGATATGTCCGAGTAGCGTTCTTCCTCACGCACTGACCCCGGACAATTTGGCCAGCGTGCATTTGAGGGACCGAGTCGTGCGTGGTTACCCATTTGGAATAGCTCTGATAGCTGTCAGTAATGTGTTCTGCATTTCAGCATTCAGACCAGCGGCACCCGCGATGTTAAGTTTTTTCATCTCAACGTCGATCTGTTCACGACTACCCAAACGCGTGAACTCAGCAACCAGTTCAGCATTCATCGCTTCGTCGGTGATTGCTTCAGCGGCGGCAACAGCGGCAGGAACAGCGGCAGGAACAGCGGCAGGAACAGCGGCAGGAACAGCGGCAGGAACAGCGGTGATCACTTCTGCTACAGTTGTTGGTTTATCAGGGGCAGACACCTTTGACGCATTTATTGAAGCTGCTATGGTTTCCAGTGCATCAGCGATACGTTTAAGGTTTGATTCAATTGACATTATATAATTCTCCGAGAGATTCTTTTTGGTCTTCTGTTGGTATGATGCGACCATCATTAAAAGCGATTATCATTTCACGAGTCAACAGCTGATATGGCTTCCCTGTTGCTCGTTCAGATTTAGCCATGAAAATGTCAAGTTCACTCTGTTCAATTCGCACACGCAAATTACCGTCAAGTGTCTGACTGTTCTCTTTATCAGCCATAAGTTTTACCTCGTTAAGTTAGTTGGTTGTTTTACGCTGCTTCAAATAAAAACTGTTTCAACAGGTAACCTTCCAACGCCCAAATTTTGTCACGTGCATTATTGCGTGCAGTCTTTTGACCGATTTCAGCATTGAAGTTTTCAGGACTAGCGCACGCACTTTCACCAGTGACAGTAAAACCGTTTTGAAGAGTTAAACAACATACTGTTAATTGGCTACCTTCAAATACGTGGTAATTTTCAAACGCAATCACTTTATCCAAGTGTTCTGGTGTAATACGTGGGGCTGTTAAACCTTTTTCCTGTATTTCTTGTTCTATTGCTTGTTCACTCATATCAAATTCCTCATTAAAAGTTAAAAATTGTTTAACACGATCCTATTCTAGTAGCACAATGTGACAAATGTCAACATTTTATTTGACTTTGTTCCACTATTCGCATAATCTCACCATGACAGAACTGTTCTGTTGGTTTATAGTTGATGGTCTACGAGGTGATAATTATGCAACAAGTTGAATATAACGACGAAAAATCATGTGAGATATTTGAAGGTGATAATCTTACTGAACAAATGAACGATAGATTAATACAATTAGAAGAAGAACGTTGTAAATCTGAAAATTATCAAAATGTAAAACCGCCTAAATTAATTAGCAGATCGTTTCACAGCAGTAAAAAATCAGCACGCAAAGCACAAAGAAAAGCACGTCGTATAAACCGTAAATAATACAGTGACAGATTCAATGGTGACAAACAGTGAGTTTCTGACGGCGTTATTTGGAGTTGATGCACCGTGGGTACACGTTACAGACTTCCCTTATGATCCGGGGAACATCCCAAAAGATCAACATCTCATCGCCTGGAAGGGTGACTACTTCAGCCGGTACGGACTGCAACCCGGTTACAATCAATACTTCACCATCAGCAACTTCTACTGTGATGATCAGCAGCAGGCACGCCGGCGCAAAGCATTGTTCAGGCACACACCGGTAATCGTACTGGATGATGTGAAAGAGAAGTTATCGATGACTGAGGTGTCGAAGCTCCCTCGGCCGGCGTGGATACTTGAGACATCGCAGGGTAGTGAGCAGTGGGGCTACATTCTCGACACACCCTGCACTGACCGAGCACGTGTTGAGAACCTACTTGATGGACTGGTGGCCAACGGGTTAGCGCCTGAAGGTAAAGATCCAGGTATGAAAGGCGTGACACGCTACGTGCGCCTACCTGAAGGATCGAACAGCAAAGCATCGAAGCTGGTTAACGGACTTCCGTTCAAGTGCAACCTGACGCTATGGGAGCCGTTCAACCGAGTTACTCTTGAACAGCTTGCACAACCATTCGCTGTTGATCTTGATAGAGTGCGGCGCGAATCACGCATCGACGGTGCCGCTGCTGTCAGTGATCACCCGTTAATAAACATTCCAGAAACTATTCACATAAAAGAGGTACGTTCAGATGGCCGCTTTGATATTACATGTCCATGGGTCGATGAGCACACAGGAAGTGACGACAGTGGTTCGGCAGTCTTCACAAACGCTGATGGTAGTATCGGATTCAAGTGCCACCACGGAAGTTGTCAGGAACGTACAGGAAGAGATTTGCTACGATTTATCGATGGAAACTCCCCCGGATTTTCTAGCATACTTAAAAATTGGCAGATCATGCGAGAATTTTCCAGTGTCGCCGAACCTAGCTTTCTCACGCCTGCAACAACAAGCACAGTACCAGCGCAAACCCAAGTCACACAACAGCCAATGGTCAGCTTTCTACAGCCGGCGGCGACGCAACCGGCAGAAGAGGCAGCGCCAGCAGCAGCTGATGCGATACAGATGATGTGTGACGAGCTGCACCGTATCAACCATCGTTCCCCTGAAGCACGCAAACTGGCTTCAGACATCCTGAAATACACTGATGACCTGCCAAAGCTCGATCAACTGCCGCGGCATACAGAAGTGTGTGACCTGATGGGTTGGGGGAAGGGTGATTTTAAAGACATTCTCAAAAGTCTCCGCCAGCAATGGTACGGTGAGAAGATCAGCAAGGCAGATTTCTACGACAATGTGGTATTCGTTAAAGAGTTGAATCAGTTCTACGACTGGAAGTCACGCATATTCTTCAGCACCGACGCGTTCCAGAACAGCTTCAGCCACGAAGATAACGAAGCCCGTAAAATTGCGTTGCAAGATGGCCGGGTGCGAAAGGTTGATCGGCTTGATTACGCACCGAAACAACCCCAGGTGTTCATTGAAAACGGCACCGTGTATGCGAACACTTGGTCAGATGACACTCAGGACTACGGTGTCGAGGGTGATGTTGCACGCTGGCATGACCACTTCGACGCACTCGGGTGGGGTGAGCATAGGAAACATATTGAACAGTGGATGGCGTACACTCTGCGGCACCCTGAACGTAAGATTAACCATATGTTATTACTCGGCAGTGGTGAAGGCTGCGGTAAAGATTTTCTACTCTACCCACTGACAAAAGCGATGGGTGAGAACTATGAAGTAATCAGCGGTGAGGAACTGCTGGAAGGGTTCCATGACTATGTGCTATCTACAAAATACCTTCATATCAATGAAGCTGAACTGGGCGATAGACGTGAAGCAATGGCTGTCAGTAACAAATTAAAACCACTGGCCGCAGCGCCGCCGGATACGTTCAGAGTTAATCAGAAGAACATCAAACCGATAAAGATCCGTAATATCGTCAACGCATCAATGACAACGAACAGCATGATGCCGTTGCGACTGAACGGACCATCACGACGGTTCTTTGCCGTCTGGTCAGATCTTAACCCCCGTAACGCTGACGACAGCATGACACCTGAATGGCTGGCTTACTGGGAGGATCGCTGGAACTGGATAAAAGCGGATGGATGGAAACACGTCGCCTGGCACCTGATGTACCGGGTTGATCTGAGTGACTTTAACCCGGCTGAAGCACCACCGATGACTGAGTTCCTACGTGAAATCAAAGAAGCGTCTAAGTCACCGATGCAACAGACCATCGAAGCATTCATCGACAAAGGACTCGGTGTGTTTAAGTGTGACCTGGTGAGTTGTAGCGATATGTCTGACACATTGAGAAGTGGTGGTATATTTGCACCGAATGAAATGTATAGTGATGGTCGATACTTCACACCGATCAAAATAGGCATGATACTCAAAGAAATGGGTGGATATTCACAGCGTACAGTGTACCGGTTGGGTAAACCCATAAAATTAACAATGCTGCGTAACCATGAGAAGTACGATCACATGGACTCTAAAGAATTATTCAATGAATATGATCGACAGATGACAACGGTGCGTGGTGAAGTTCAAATGAAATTAGTACAGGGGTGATGATTATGAGCAGTATAGATAACGTACAAAAAGAGTTTGAGAATTGGTTTATTAACATACATGGTGATGTTGATGAAAGTTTGATAGAAGGCAAAACCGAAGATGGTAAACACTACACAAATGAGACTGTTGATGAAGCGTGGTTTTGTTTTAAGGCTGGTTATGCTCGAAGTTAACAACATAGCTATGAAAAAATGAATCTATGTTTGAGGCGGGGTTCAGAATGGTATGGGAAATATATAAAGAGGTGAACAATCATGAGAAAAGGTAGCTGGTTAAATCGACCTGTAATAATTAAACAGGCTAATGAAACAAACAAGTATGACGTTGCAGTTGCTAAGGCTAAAGCGTTACCTGGTGCGTTGAATGCTGTGAAGCAATATGCAAATGACGGTGTTCTTTATTACGGTGAAATAAGAAGAATAATTAATTCGTCAACTGAGAAATAATTATGAGTAAAGACGAGAAAAGTAATTACTATGATGTTGGTGGAATTGAAACACTTGACATTATTAAAGCTAAATTGACACCTGAACAGTATCAAGGTTATTTACTAGGTAATGCTATTAAATATCAATGTCGAATGATGCACAAAACACCTGAGAATCCTCAACGCGATGCTGAAAAAGCTGCAAACTATTCAAAGTGGTTGAGCGAAGCATTAACTTAGCATCGCGTTGATCTGATCCATTGATAGCCGGTGAACGTGCTCACTGGCTTTCCTGGGTGTTAAAATTCTACAGGGTGGCTTGGTGTCGTTCTTATCCCATTGTATGCTACAGCGGTCACAGACGTAGTCACCGGTGCTTGTGCGGTAAGCTTTGCAGGTGGTGGTCATTTAATATAAACCACAACCACATGACCTTCTTCTGTTTCTTCAAAGGTAAAAGGATGGTATTTCCATTTTGCCAATAATACAGGGCATGATTGTAAAATTGATTCTATATCAAATGGTGAACTGATCACCCCTGTATCTTTGTTCAATATGTGTTTGCTATCACCAAGCTTAGTCAGACGGTCACACAGCTCTTTAATCAACTCAGATGAGTCAAAGGATATGTGAACATCATCAGCGTAACTGACCAGCTGTGTGTTGCTCATGTGATGCAGCAGTATCGTGGTATCTTTGTCAGTGTTACATGTTGTCATTCTGGTTCCCCTAGCACCCTGTCTATGACATATATAGTATCTATATAAATTTCGTTTGACACTTTTGCTATAGGACTATTTGGCGTGTTGAACATTCTTAACTTAATGGCATTCTTCGCAACCTCTTTGTTCGCTTTGGTGATCAGATTAATTAATTGCTTCGTAGTTTTCAAGCTTACCTTTTATACGCCGTAGTTCATCATACGATGACTCATACGTGGTACAGCGTGCTTTACATCTTGGACACTCACGCCTACGCCTGATATGCCCGTCACCGTTAACACGTGAATCGATCACCTGTGTCATCGAGTTGCATTTGGTGCAGCGCCTGGTGTTCATGTGTGCGACATCTTATACATCTTTCGCCGCTGAGTTTTTGACATACGTAAAAGTAACCCACATAAAATAACACCTTCAGAGTCACATGATTTTTTGCATTCATCAAGACAAAACTTAACATCTTCATTATCGATGTTCCCATCGTCTAGTATGATGTGCAGGTTCCCGCCAACACCGTTACCCGAAATTGCGTAGTATGCTTTAATTAACGGCATCACTTCTGGTATTGTTGGTTTTTCCATAATCACACCTATTTATTAACATCTTCATTACTATTAATCACCATGAAATACACCGATGGAAACAGTAAAAAGCAACCGATCAATCGTAATATCTCACCGCCGTTTATCAGCATTCTGATACTGAGAACAGTCCCCAGGATTGATAAAAGTAACAGTTCACGTTTTGTCATTTGATATCTCCTAGTATGTTATCAATGGCTTTATCGGTAGCAATCGCAGGATAGCAATCAATTTCTCTTTGTTGATCTCTCGCCTCTAACACAGGTAGTAACTCAATAGCTACCTTCAATCTCTGGCGGTCTGATCTGCGTATCAGGGCTATGATTTGTTTTATATCTTCACGGCATTCCTTACTTGGCGGAGATTCCCCACTGTATCCTGTGAAATCAACAAACCACAGCTCGTCAATTTCATTTATCAGCTCATCTTCACTCATTGCTTCACTCATTGTTTCACCTTTTGATTATTGTTTATAACATTCATCTGACACAGGACAACCGTTGTTACATGCTTCGACATCTAACTTTTTCCCGAAGCATGATGGGTTATTGTTTGGTGTGTTAAACATTCTTACTTTAAATGATTCATTCATATCGTCTTCTGAGTAACCATACACAAAACACATTTCTTTAAGTGAATCATTTTCATCTCTCATTTCAGGTGTGAGTGTGTAAAGTGGTGTACCATCACAGTCACGTTTATGTTGTGCTACGAAAAGTCTTACACCGGTAGTTATCTCGATTAAATCACCAATGTCATATTTATGTGGTGTACCATTGTTCACTTCCCTGTAAGTTCTACTTTGAGAATCGTTTGGGTCTTTTAAATCTGCGATGTTTATGAACTTAACCATTAGCAGTCACCCTCTCCCATAAGGGGTTCAGCTGGTGTATGCGCTTATCATCGGTGCAGTCATCGAGTATTTGGACGATCTCAGACTCATCGTAATCCGCTGGGCACTTATGACCGTCATCGAGTGACTGACCGCAATGAGCACAGTTTCCGAATATATTTGTGTTGTTTGAGGTGGTCATTTTGTTAGCTCCTCACAGATAGATAGAATTGCTGCGATTTCTGTATCTGCTATGGTTTTACCGGTACTGTATCTTGAAGAATTTACACCGCTTAACCACATATGACTATCTGTTGTTGGTGTTGTTATTATTTTGAACTTCTCTCTTACTATCTGGCAACATCGCGGGTCTTCGATAGTCCATTTACCGTGTATAAATTTACCATTATCAAGCCACCCAAAAGTAGCTGAACCACTGCCATTCATGTATCTGTGCGTTTCTTCAACACCACAAGCGTCAGCCATCATCTTGTTAGCTATTTCTATGTTCATCATCACTTCTCCTGCAATGTTGAGATGACCTGGCGCGCCACCAGCTGTGTCTTGCCTGAGTATAGTAGGATACTCTCGTCATCGAAACTGACGATTGAACCTTCCAGTTTGATACCGTTCATCAGGAACACTTGAACCTGGATGTCTCTTCCGCAAAGGTCATCGATAAATTTATTTGTTACAATGTTGTTGTTCATTTTAGTGTCACCTTTTGTTGTTGTGTTAATAAATGAATTGCTGGCTCCACACGGGCCTTAGCTTCAACACCAGCAGTTCTTTTACTTCACCCTATAAATTCTCTATATTCAGTTTCATTGAGTTGATCGCTTCTAACGACTTAATTCACATTTTTATATCCTCTGACAGTTGTTTTCCCTACATGGATTAGATCCTCACCAATTTCAAATGTTTGTAACCTTTCAGATAATTAACGATACCAGAGTTACTAAGCACCATGTCACTGCGTGATAGGAAGTTGTGGGAGCAGCCAGGCAGCACGCATAAGATGCCACAGTACATGTTGCCGGCGTAGACTTTGAAATTAAGCATTGTTGTCTCTTTCTTCCATATCATTAATGATGATATATATTAGTTCTTTCAAACTTTCATACACCATTTCTGATCCTTCTGATTCAAGTTTGAAAACCGTTTCTTTAAGTTCTTCTATTCTATCGCTCATTTTATTCACCTTTGCTATTATTTAATTTACATATTAAAAGTATAACAAAGTGGAACAGTTGTCAAGTATATTTCAGATTAAAGAAACGGTTGTCGGTTTTGTCGCCGTTGATGTGCCTAATGGCTTTCGTTGGCCACTCGCCGGTCATGTATAGCCATGCGAGATGATGTAGTTTATAAATTTCACTGTTAATCATGACGTTTAAGTGCCCCTGGTGATGATTAGTTCCGATGATTTCACCAGCTTTGTGGCTGTTGCTGACATTCTTTATTCGCATGAAAGTACCTTTTACTGGATTGTAAAACATACGACTTTGAAGTTCTTTTTGAGTGATACGTTCTTTTTTACCACGATTTAGTCGGTTGTCTTTATTCACTGTGTGTCCTCGTTTATTAAAGTTACGTGACGAATTATAAGGAATATACATGTAAAATCAACGTTTCATTGTGTCGAATATTATATGACCGAATGACAAACGACACATATGGTGTCGTAAACTATTGATTTTTAAAGTAAGTATGTGATTTAATTAACAATATTAAAATGACTCGATTTGCATCATTTCAAGACGATAATTTACTGATTTTCATTGTGTCGGATATTACTAAAAAATCAATGACTTAGGACAAACGACCCAATAAACTATGTGTCGGATTTATTCTTCTTGTATATCAATGACTTATGCTAACAATCAACAGCTTAGGACAAACGACCGAAAGTCGTTTAACTTTTTCTATTTTCTCTTTATATATCAATAAGTTATATGAGACATACCTACTTTGAACAAGTAACCTATACTAAAGAGATATATGTGGTAAGTCATTGATTTATATAGGATCGTAAGTATCTCTTTATGGGTAGTGGTATGCCCTAAGTAACTGATTCATATAGACGGTGAAATAAGAATCAATGACTTAGGACATACTAGTGAAAACGAATACCCCAACCTGTGAAATGAGAGACTCTTCAATTCTCAGGATTGAGTGCTCAACCTGTGGTCAACTCGTATGTGGTAGGTTATTGATTCTTAGAGTAAGCATGTGATTTATAACACATTATGATTTTTTTCATTGTGTCGTTCCATGTTTTTAAACTGATTTAACTGTGTCGGTTAATACAGTAAAACGACCGACCCTAAAACATTCTGAGCGTTCCAGCGAAACAGTGCTGAATATCACCTTATTTGCAGTTTATTATCAACCGGTGATACACTCGGCATAACTAATTGATTTCAACGGTGATATGTTATGTTCGCAAAATTATATGAAACTGATGTTGGTCAGGTGTTAGTAAAATTTGACAATGATGATGAATCAAGACCAGAAGTAAGGTTTTACTTTGAGCCTGAAACACTTAGTGTATGTTCAATAGCTTATGCGTTTAAAGATAATGACACTGGATGGGATAAAGCAGAATCAATATTCAAAGATATAACTGAAGAAAAAGCACTGAACATCGTTGAACTACTGATCGATGATATTAAACAACCAGGTTAAAACAATGCCACCACGCATCACATTAAAAGATCTGACCGGGTTAAATCCCAGAGATGCAAACTTCGTTGTCGAGTATTGCAAAGACTTCAGTGCACGTCGTGCTGCTGAAGCTTCAGGGTGGTCACCTGACAGTGGTCACGGTATCAGGAACAAAAAACACATCTCTGCGGCGATTGAGCGCGTGCTGGCGGCCAGGTTAGAGACCAGTGACATTGATGCAGAGTGGCTGTTGATGGAAGCAGTGGATAATCATCTAATTGCCAGGCAGCGCGGCAACCTGCCGGCCAGCAATACTGCACTCAACCTGGTGGCCAAACACGTGTTCGTTGATGCGTTCGCCGCTGAGAAGGTTGAAGTTAACTCTGATAAAGAGGTGATGGATCGACTGCTGCGTGGTCGAAAACGTCGTAAAGAGAAACAAGCTGATGATAATAAAGAAGTTGTTTCATTTTTGTAGGTGACTGTGGTAATGTGTGATCTCGGTCCAGGGAGGTGTGCATTTTTGAATTGATCCGTCACCATTGATTCGTGTGCCTCCCCCGGACTTTACTAATTCGCAAAATACATTGGTCTGAATAGGTAGAGAATAGTTAAATGTGACTTTTGGTTGATCACCATTAGGGATCAGACGGCACTTCTTACGCACGCCAGCGCGATGGTATTAAAAGTGAGACTCTGGATTTGTGACCAGAATCCAGACCAATGTAAATTTCCGAGGTGATCGTGTGGCAACAATAAAATCAGCAATGACATCCAGTGGTGAATACTCACCTGGTCAAATTGATTTACTTCTCGCTGATGAATGTTCTGAGTTTTATGCTGATCCGTTAGGTTGGGTTATGTGGGCCTTTGACTGGGGTCATGGTGAGCTTGAAGGGTTCGACGGACCTGATGTTTGGCAGCGTAAAATGCTCGTTGATGTCGGTAAACAGGTTGTTGAACGTGGATTTGATGGTGTCACCCCTGTAGATCCTATTCGTGAAGCAACAGCTTCAGGTCATGGCATCGGTAAATCAGCTGAAACTGCGTGGCTTATTCTATGGATCATGTCCACCAGACCTTATGCAAAAGGTATTGTTACTGCGAACACATCTGATCAATTACGCACGAAGACATGGGGTGAGCTGGGTAAATGGCGCTCACGCTGTATCATTGGTCACTGGTTTGAATATAACAATGGTCGTGGCTCAATGTCGCTGTATCACAAGTCGTGGCCTGAATCGTGGCGTGTTGATGCTCAGACATGTCGTGAAGAGAACTCAGAAGCATTCGCCGGGCTGCACGCAGCCAACTCAACACCGTTCTATATCTTTGATGAAGCATCAGCTGTACCAGATAAAATATGGGAGGTAGCTGAAGGTGGTTTGACTGACGGTGAGCCCATGTTCTTCGTCTTTGGTAACCCGACAAGAAACACCGGTAAGTTCCGGGAATGTTTCAATCGACAGAAGCACCGGTGGTCTACCAGGCAGGTTGACAGTCGTACAGCAAAGATGACGAATAAAAAGCTCATCGAAGAATGGCGCAAAGACTGGGGTGAGAATTCTGACTTCTTCAGAGTACGTGTGCTAGGTCGTTTCCCGCGTGCAGGTGACACTCAATTCATTCCATCTGATGTTGTATTTGATGCACAGAAGCGTGGTCCAGGTCGTTATCTTGGTGATGATCCGTTGATATGTGGTATCGATATTGCACGCGGTGGCGATGATAACTGCATGATCGGATTCAGGCGTGGTAAAGATGCCAAGTCTGAAAAAGTGTATAAGATCACCGGTGAGAAGTCACGCAACAGCATGGTTGTCATATCAAAGATCACAATGATATTGGATCGACATAAACCTGATGTTACATTCTTGGATGAAACAGGTATTGGTGGACCGATGGTTGATCGCCTGGTGCAACTGGGTTACCACGTAATTGGTATCAATTTTGGCAGTACTGCGACTGATGAGAAACATTTTTCAAACAAGACTGCTGAGATGGGTTTCAGATGTCGTCAGTGGTTAATGGACGGTGGCGCAATACACGACGACCCACAGCTTGAGATGGAACTGACATCACGTGAATTTTGGCACGACAAAAAAGATAAACTGGTATTAGAATCAAAAGGTTCAACTAAAAATGGCGATGGTATGAAGAAACGGCTGGGTATTTCACCTGACTGGGCTGATCAACTGTATCTTACATTCGCACAGCATGTACCTAAACGTGAGCATCCGCGCGGAATACTCGATGCAGCACTGCCACACCGTAACAGTGATGACGATGCAGATTATAATCCGTTATCATCACTTGACTCTGGAGACTATAACTGATTCAATTAGTTATGGTGACTCTGATAAATTGAGGATTTTATTATGTGCGTCAGTTCACCTTCCACACCTGCTCCCCCTGCCGCTGTACCTGAAGCACCTGTTGCACCAGAACCAACATCAGGCGAAGATACTGCTGCACGTGATAAACGTCGTCGTGCTGCCGCTGGCGGCGGATCAAGTCGAAGCACCATACTAACCGGTGCACGTGGTGTTCAAGATGATGCAGCTACTGCTCAGAAAACTTTGTTAGGTCAGTAGTATGCCAACAATTAAATCATTCAACAAACGACTTGAAGCGTTGCGCTCTGAGCGTTCATCGTTCATTCCTTTGTACCGAGAGCTGTCTGATTATCACCTGGCACATCGTGGTCGGTTCCTGACATCTGATCGAAACAAAGGTTACAAACGCAACACGAAGCAGATTAACAATACTAGCAGGTTGTCGAACCGTGTACTGGCTTCCGGAATGATGTCAGGTATCACGTCACCGGCAAGACCGTGGTTCAGGTTATCCACCGGCGACGCACAGCTTGACGACACAACATCTATCAGATTGTGGTTGCATCAAGTCCAAACGATCATGTACAAAGTGTTCTCATCATCGAATACTTACAATTCACTGCACCAACTGTACTCTGAGCTGGGTGTGTTCGGCACTGCTGCAATGGGTGTGTTCCAGGACTTTGAAAACGTAATCCGATGCAAACCTTATACAGTTGGCAGTTACATGCTCGGCATGAACGGGTTTGATATCAGTGACACACTGTATCGTGAATATGAGATCAGCGTCGGTCAGGTCATTAAACAGTTTGGTATTGAGAATGTCAGTGACGCAGTAAAGAAGCAGTGGGAACGTGGTAACACTGAATCATGGGTGAAGATTGTTCATGCTATTGAGCCGAATGATGACCGTGACATGACCAGTGTGAAAGCAACTGATAAACCGGTTCGCTCTGTTTATTATGAAGCGACTAAAGGTGTGGGTAACGGCACTGATAAATTCCTACGTGAGTCAGGTTTCGATGAATTCCCTATCATGACACCACGGTGGGATGTCACCGGTGAAGATATCTATGCAACAGATTGTCCGGGCATCACTTCGCTTGGTGATACTAAAGCTTTGCAACTGGCTGAACGTCGCAAGTACCAGGCGATTGATAAACTGGTCAATCCACCATTGCAAGGTGATTCGACTTTGAAGAACAAGATGCAAGGTAATACGCCGAAATCAGGTGAAATTATATGGCACTCAGAAGGTAACGCTGGCGAGCTTAAACCGATTTACGGTAATTATCGACCTGATATCACTGCAATCAAAGCAGAGATACTGGATGTTGAAGACCGTGTTAAGCGTTCATTCTATGAAGATTTATTCCTGATGCTGGCCAACACTGACCGTCGTGAGATCACCGCGCGCGAAGTGGCTGAGAAGCATGAAGAAAAGTTACTGATGCTCGGTCCGGTACTTGAGCGACTGCATACTGAGTTACTGAACCCGTTGATCGATAGAACGTTCAGTATTTTACAACGCAACGGTGTACTGCCGTTACCACCACCAGAATTACAGGATCGTGAGCTTGATGTTGAATACGTTTCAGTATTGGCACAGGCGCAGCGCCTGGTGAACACTGGCGCCATTGATCGTATTTCTCAGTACGCGATGGGTGTATCTCAGATATGGCCAGAAGCACGCTTCAAGATTAATATCAATCAGTCCGTCGATGACTATGCAAACGCGCTGGGTGTCAACCCTGCACTTATCAACAGTGATGCTGATGCACAAGCGTCTGCTGCTGCTGAAGTGCAGGCAAGACAACGTCAGCAAATGATCGAGCAGGGTGCTCAAGTGGCTGATATAGCGAAAACTGCGTCGGAGACAAATATGGACGGGGATAATGTACTTAGTAAGGCTGTAGAGAACGCAGGTGGGGCACAATGAGTGACAATGTAGAACAGAAAAAAGGTAATAGTTCCCGTGGTTTAGAGCTGTTAACCATAGAAAACATCATGAAAATAGAGAATGGTCGCAAGTTCATGTTAAACTTGTTGCATTACTGTGGTGTTTCTGAGACTATGTTTGATAAAGACCCCATCCAACATGCGTTCAACGGTGGGAAAAGGTCAGTAGGGTTGCATCTTGAGCGTGAACTTAAAGAAGCATCACTGCATTATTATTTAAAAATGATTGAGGAAGATTACAATGAGTGACGAAGCTGCTGCAACAGAAGGCGTACAAACGGAAGCAGGTGACACTGCTACAGATACTTTATTGACGGGTGCTGCTGATGAAGGTCAAGCTGGCACCGAAACAAATGACGATGCCGCTGCTGAAGTTGCAGCTGCACAAGCTATTCTTGATGCAGATGACCCTGGGTTGTCTGCTGATGATAAGGCTGCTGCACAATCTATTGTTGATGCAGCGGCTGATGACACTGGTAGTGAAGATTCGGATCTGCCACCCGACACCTATGCCGACTTTGTTATGCCTGAAGGGGTAGAACTTGATGAGACTGCACTTGCTAATGCCGATCCTCTTTTTAAAGAGTTAGGTTTGACGCAAGAGAAAGCTCAGAAGGTTATCGATCTTTACGCAAAGCAGGTTCAGGCGGGTTCGCAAGCGCAGATAGAAGCATTCAATCAGTTGAAGAACGACTGGCGTGAACAGTCGAAGAATGACAAAGAGTTCGGTGGAGACAAGTTCGATGAAAACGTCAAAGTTGGACAACTTGCTATTACTAAATATGGCACGCCAGAACTGAAACAAGTGTTGGAAGATCATGGGTTAGGTAATCATCCTGAGATGGTACGGTTCATGGTTCACGTTGGTCGAACGCTCGGTGAAGATGTACCAGGCACAACAGGTACAGTAACTTCTCAAGCGAAAGATCGAGTGACAACACTTTATCCGAAAGCAAACGAATCTTAACATTACGAGGAATTAAACAATGGCTACTTTAGGCGCAACATTTGTCGATTTAATCGACGTTTATAAGCAGCAAGACGGTCGCGGTCAGTTCGTGGCAGTGATTGAAATGCTGATGGAAATGAACCCTATGCTTGACGATGCAATTGCAGTCGAGTGTAACAAGGGTACAACTCATTTACACACAGTTCGAGCGGGTCTGCCCACTGTAACTTGGGGCAAGCTGTATCAGGGCATCCCAAACAGTAAAGGTAAAACATCCCAGGTTGAAGACACCACAGGTTTCGTCGAAGGTCTGAGCACCGTTGATAAACGTCTGCTGGATCTGTCAACAAACGAAGGTGCAGTTCGACTATCTGAAGCACAATCGTATCTTGAAGCGATGTCACAGGAAGTCGCAACTAAGGTCATATACGGTAACAGTGCGTCTGATCCTGAAGAGTTCATGGGTCTTGCACCCCGGTTCAACAGTTTATCAGCTGCGAACGGTAATCAGATCATTGATGCCGGCGGCACTGGTTCCGATAACACCTCTGTCTGGTTCGTTACATGGGGTGATAATCAATGTAACCTGCTTTATCCGAAAGGTACTAATGCTGGTGTACAGCGTGAAGACATGGGTAAGCAGCGTGTTACTGACAGTTCTGGTAATGCGTATTACGCGATGGAAGAAAAGTTCACATGGCACATCGGCCTGGCTGTTAAAGATTGGCGTTATGTATCGCGTATTGCGAACATCGATGTATCCAACATGGCTGCTGGTTCAGTGGCTCTGTATGACTTCATGCGTAAAGCATATTACAAATTGCAGAATCGCCGTGTAGCTGGTGGCAATATTGCCATCTACTGTAATCGTGATGTACTGGAAGCACTTGATGCTCTGGCCACGAACGCAGGTGCATCTGACAGCTTTATACGTCTGAAGACTGGTACGGATGTTCAAGGTAACGAAGTTACCACTTACCGTGGTATTCCAATTCGTGAATCAGATGCCATCATCAACACTGAGGCTCGCGTAGTCTAAGGTTATCAGTACCCGGTGTAACAGCCGGGTAACTATTAAATTTAATTTAGGAGATCATTATGATTTTTTCAGCTCAACAAATATTCTCTGATGACCAGGCGATTACAGCAAGTGCTGACTCTACCAACGTCATCGATTTAGGTACACCGGGTACACCATACGGTGGCGCAGCTGCACTCAACGATGACGTTGGTAAAGGTGCAGGTGTTCCGCTTTTGGTTCAGGTTACCGAAGCTTTTAATAACCTGACATCATTGGAGATTAAAATTTCTACGGGTTCGACTACCGGTTTGGGTACAACCGTTATCAGCAAAGTCGTTTTACTTGCTGATTTGGTGGTCGGTTATCAGTTCCCCGCTCATCTGTTGCCGAACGATATCACTGAACGGTATCTTGGTATCGAGTACGTGGTTGTCGGTACTACACCGACCACTGGTAAGATCACAGCTGGCATCACTATGGGTAACCAGACGAACGTCACTGGTGCTTAATTGAACTGACCCCTTCGGGGGTCTTTTCTTAACTCTGAATCGAGGATAGAGAAATGCCAAGATATAAAGTAATTTCGCCGGGGTTTATCGACGGCAGAATGTATTCGCCAGATGGTAAACGTGATGTGTATGACACTGCGAAACCGTTCACTAAAAAGAATCCTATGCCGTCATGGTTAACTGAAATGCCGAAAGAATCCGAAGCTGTGCGTAAGAAGCGTGAAGCTCAGGAAGCGTCACAGACTGCTGCTGACGGTGATAAGTCTGAGCAGGATGATAAGGATATTACAGATGCGTCGTTCCTGGGTGATGGTGAAGCAGGTTCGTCTGTAGAAACAATTTAGGGGAACAGTCATGATGGAAGAAGATAGTCAAGTCAAAATTAAAAAGGAGTCTTCATCATCGATGGGGATGACATACTGTTCTGATGATAGTTATTATCCGTATGGCACCAGTATCAGTGTTGAAGATGACATGATTGATGAACTGGGGGCTTCAGGTATGAGTGTCGGCGATGTAGTCGAAATACGCGGGTATGCGTTTGTCGATAATAAGTCTGAATCCAGTAGTAAAAATGATTCTAACAAATCGATTCGATTCCAGTTAACTTCATTGAAAATTGAACGTGAAGACGATGATCGTATTAAACAAATGTATGGGGAAGAATCATGAGTGGTGCACCTGTCACAAGAAAAGATTCAAAAGGCGATAAAGCATTAAATACAGTTGCAGAAGTTATCGGTCAAAAACGAGGCGCAGCAATACCTTTAACGTTAACAGGTGGCGCGCATACTTTTACAGCGATTACGCCAGGCAAGAGCTACCGCGCCATATCTAATGTTGATGTGTTTTTGAGGGCGTCGGCAGTTAGCAGTATCTTCGGCGCACAGATGACGCTCAATACTGACGGGTATAATAACGGCACACAGGATTGGTCAGCGAATACGGAGGTTGCTGGGTTACTGGCATCTGCAACAGATGCCGCTACGTTTGAGTTTTGGGCTGAAAAAGACGGATTAGTTGCGACAACAAATAATGACAGATATATGTCTATGGGCGGCGGTGCTGTATCTAGGCTTGATCTTGTATTCTATCCAAGTGGCGGGGTATGGAAATATCAGGTATATCTCAATGATGCAACCGGGACTATTGTATTTTCAATAACAAATGGCGTAACAACCGTATCATCTGACACAAATTTACACCATCCTGTATTTACAATCGACCGTGCAGATGATTCGGTTACTGTGTTTATTGATGGCTCTCAGGCCGATAAGCGCACATCTATTGGCATGACTGCTGCTGCCGTTACATTTAATACGACAGGTATGTACATGCACATCGGCGAGTCTATCGGAAGCGCGCCTAACTTTGACGGCACAATGTATGATTTTAAGATTTACAAATCTGCTCTTACACTGGCACAAGTTGTAAATAGAAATGCACGCGGAATTGTCACCTCTCCTGCTGATTTATACAGAGATACTCCTACGTCAACTGACCCTGTTATCTGGTATTCATTCCAAGATTCAGCAACGTGGACAGACCCAACAAAACCTGAACCCGTTGTTGGCTACGGAACAACGCCTGATCTAACGCTAGATGTCCTGACAGGTAGCCCCGCTATTGTTGTGCAGTCTGGAGGCGAACCCGCAACAACTAACACGTCTTCACCAAATATTTCTGGTAATCCAGAAACTATTAAAACTACTTCTACTGATGCATATATTAATGCCTACACGAAACCCGGAGTTATTGGAACTCTTTGGTTAACGGAGGTATAAAGTGGCTGCTGTAACATTGCCACGGGAAGGCGCATGGGCAGGAGGGTTAACGTCTGATGGTTTTGCTGTGCAATGTCGCGCAGATCAGGCATGTGATTTCACGCTAGAGGTATTTGATGATCCTGAATATAAGCGCGTAACACAAGGGTTTATTGCGACCGTTATTGCAGTAGCCGCATTGCACCATTATAGAGATACTTCTTATGTTACTGGATTAAAATCGGGGCGTAAATTTTACTGGCGAACAAAGCATGACAACGGTGTTGATGCGCCAACATACGGCACAGAGTCCACATTTACAGCAGGAAGTATTAAAACATTATCGAATGAGGTATCTAACTGGAAAGCTGCAGTTATAGGCTGTGCTCCTTGGCATCCGTTAAAGACAAATGACGGCGCTGCTCAGTACTCCGCTGTTTTCTCAAGACTTCTTAATCATAACTTGGATTTCGCTATCCATAATGATGATATTTATTACTCCGACATTCAAAGCAACTTTCCAGCCGTGCCAACAGCTTATGCAGCAGGTGAGTTTTTTAACCCGCCAGCACACGTTGATGCAACCGCCGATAAATACCGGACAAACTTTATTAATACATATTCTGGATTGAATAATCTTGGATATTTAGCGTCAACTGGGGGCGGTAGTCGTACATACGCGCAAGGCAATACAATGGCTGAGTTTAAGGTCGGCGTACCGTCATATTATATGTGGGGAGATCACGGCAGAGCATTTAATGACTGTAGTGGTCGCGCGATTGCAGTAGGCGATGAAGCAACTCGGTGGGTAACGGGCAGAGATACCGGGCAAGAGCTTTATATGTCGCTAAACAAAGCACTTGTAGAGCAAGATACACCGTGGACTCCTTACGTTAGCGATCACCATTATTATTATGTCGATGTGCCGCCATGTAGAGTTATCGTGAAGGATACAACAACTGATGGTGATTATCGCTTTAACGCTGATTCGCCAAGCAAATCTAAACTTGGCGCAGCGCAAAAGGCATGGTTGAAAGCAACTGTTGATTCTAATACACAGAAGTATCTAGTTGTTATAAGCGGAAACATGCTTGATGGTAATCATGGATGGGATCAAGACACTGCAAACTGGTATGGCTGGAAAGGGTATACCTATGAGCGAGACGAGATATTTGATTATATTCGCTCAAATGGAAATCCTTACCGCACCATCTTTGTAATGGGTGATACGCATGGGGGTGGCGTGTTTGTTGACACAGGTAAGAATAAGAACTCTGCACCAATTTATTGCGTGTTATCGGGCAATGTTGGCTGGAACCCTGGATTGCACGGACAGATAAATGGTTTACAGCAGGGTGCAACCGGCAGAGGACTTGAATACAAATGTGTTGTTGGTGAGGGGGCTTTTGCCTGTCTTATTGAGAGCAAACGCGGGGGCTTGCAGGTTTCGCTTGATTGTTTACATGCCGCCACTTCAAGTAATGGCGGGGAAGTGCCTGGCATTAAATGGTCGAAACTTTTTAAATAGGTATTAATATGAAAAAACTACTCTTGCTTTTACTTCTCTCTTTTAACGTGATCGCTGCACCAGTTGATCCATTGAAAGAACCTCTGAGCAATCTTAACTGCGCATATCCAACCGAACGTGAGAACGGCGATCCGATTGATTGGACAGTCGAAGGCGATACCATTAACTGGTATTACGGATTCGCAACAGGTGCTTATGAGCTCGGCCCGGTAAATACCACAGCCTGTCAGTGGGTAGTTGATAACAATCTATTCGCTGGTAAAACGCTTTATGCAACTGCTACAGCAACTGACAAACAAGGAAGAGTGTCTACTTATACAACTGATGAATGGGTGCATGAGGTTCTGCCAATAGTGATGCCCCCAAAGCCACCAACGGTAATGCCGACGACTCCGGCAATAACTGGACAGACGGCTACACCGTTGCCGTAACAGCACTGTGGGCGCTAATAGCAAATCAATGGTTGAGGATGAAACGATGGTCGAAGAAATTTACAAGAAGATTCCGAGTAAGGGTACGCGGTTATGGATGATGGTATGGCTTGAGGCTATTGTTATTGCGTGGGCTTTATATGCCACATTTAACTCTGCTGATTCAGTGGCTATGATTGCTGTATTTGCTGCATGGGCTGATTTTACGAAGTGGAATGTCGGTATTTACGCAGCAAGCGAAACTGTCGTGAAGGGTGGCGAAGCGGCAATGAATAAATGAAAACAGGTAACAGATTATGACTAGCGAAGTAGAAATATGTAACCTGGGATTGTCAAACATTCGTGCAGGTAGTATAAATTCCCTCGATGAAAGCAACCTTCAGGCACAACAGTGTAAATTGAAATACCCGATTCTGCGTAATAGAGTGCTCAAAGAATCGTGGGGATTCAATAACAAAATCAGAACACTCGCTGTGTCTACCACGGATATATTTAACTGGTCGACTGCTTATCAATACCCGAATGATTGTTTGAAAATTAAACGACTCGTCGGTGCTCATGAAGAGTTATCAAATGCGGATGCCGCTATTGTGTCACGGTTACTCGACAGTCAGTTATTACCGATTAGAGACACACAACCGATTATCCCTTATGAAGTATTTAATTTTGATGATGTTAAATTGATCGGTGCAAACGAATCAGATTTACGCATCAGTTACACTGCAAAGGTGACAGATCCGAATTTATTCAGTGAAGATATGATCATGGCGTTATCGCACCTGATATCATCTGAGCTGGCTATACCGTTAATTGGTGCCGAAGTCGGGCGACAGTTACGCAGTGACTCATTGCAAATGTATAAAGAATATTTGAGCGCAGCCATCGCTGATGATTTGAATGAAGGAGCCAGTGAACCGCCGTTGTCTGAATTTGAAACCGTCAGGAGATAAACGTGCCAGAAATCATTCAACGGAGTTTTACATCAGGTGAGATTTCACCGTCGTTACAGTCACGCGCTGACATTATCAAATATTCGACAGGGTTAAACCTCTGTGAGAATTTCTTTGTGCGTGCTCAAGGTGGTGTTTATTCACGTCCTGGATTGAAGTTCATCGGTGAGTTGGGTAATTCATCTAATGTTGGTCGATTAATACCGTTCAGTTTCAATACTGAACAAACTTACATGCTCGTCTTTGAACACTTGAAAATGCGCGTCATTAAAGCAGGTGGTTATGTGCTGGCCGGCAGTGGTCCTGCCATCTTTGAATTGACCACACCATATACTGAAGCTCAACTATCTCGACTTAGTTATACGCAAAATGCTGATGTGATGACCATTACTCACCCCAGTCATGATCCGCGCAATCTTAATCGGCTGGCCGATGACAACTGGACACTGACAGTGATCAGTTATGCATCGACAGTCACTGCACCTACTTTTGCAGGAGACACTGTTAAAACGATCACAGGCATCACACAAGCAAACCCTGCTGTTGTTACTGCTACGGGTCACACTTTTTCAACCGGTAACATTGTTGACATCGCTGCTGTTGTTGGAATGACGGAAGTCAATGGTCGTTCATTTAGAATAACAGTGATTGATGCTAACAGTTTTCAACTCGATGGTGAAGATTCAACGTTGCACAGTGCCTATACTTCTGGTGGTACTGCAACACGTACTACCGCTGCGACAACTGTCGGTTCAGGTTTTGGTACTTATGACAAAACTTACACTTATGTTGTCACTGCTGTTGACAGCGACGGAGTTGAATCGTTAGCATCATCGTCGTCATCTATCACTACAGGTTCATTATCAGTGACGGGTGGTGTCAGGTTGTCCTGGGGTGCTGTGTCAGGTGCCAGCTATTACCGGATATATAAAGACCCTTCTAATAATACACAGGTTTTCGGCTGGATAGGTGACTCAAACAACAACACGTTTGACGATTACAATATTGCACCGATCACCAGTGATGCGCCGCCTGAAGATAGACAACCGTTCACCGCTGTTGATGATAAGCCAGCGGTAGTCAGTTATTATCAGCAACGTCAGGTGTTCGCTAACACGAATAATGAACCGCAGGCGACCTTTACGACGCAGACGAATAATTTTAACTCATTGCGTACATCAAACCCGGCGCGCGACGACGACGCTGTGACGTTCACCATTGCCGCTCAACAGGTGAATGAGATCCGGCACATCATTTCACTTGATGCCATGATCCTGTTGACCTCCGGAGGTGAGTGGAAAGTCACTGAAGGTCGAGATGAAGTGCTTACACCATCGACGATTGGTGCACGCATTCAGTCATACAATGGTGCGTCATGGGTTAAACCTGTAATTGTCAACAGTACGGCGCTGTACCTGCAAGAAAAGAGTGCCCGGATACGTGACCTTGGATATGAATTTAGTAGTGATAAATATACCGGTAACGATTTATCACTGATGTCTGAGCATCTGTTTGAAGATCAGACGATTCTTGAGATGGCGTTTGCTGCTGAACCTTATGGAATACTGTGGTGCGTGCGTAACGACGGTGTGATGCTCGGGCTGACTTACCAACGCGAACAACAGGTGTGGGGTTGGCATCATCATACCACCGGCGCTGCTGGCGAATTTGAGTCAGTGGCCACCATTAGTGAAGATAACCGTGATGCGACGTATGTCATTGTTAAACGAACAATTAACGGTTCGACTGTGCGGTATGTTGAACGAATTGAGAAACGTGAAAGTAAAATCGCTGAAGATGCTTTCTATGTTGATTCAGGTCTGAGTTATAACGGTATATCCGCAGTAATAACAGGTGCTATTCAATCAAACCCTGTTGTTATTACCACTATAACTTCACATAATTACAGCAACGGTGAAAGTGTTCGTATAGAAGATGTTGTCGGTATGACTGAATTGAATGATAACGTCTACATTATCGCTAATGTCACTGCTACCACTTTTGAACTATCAGGTGTCGATGGTACATTGTTCACTGCATACACAACAGGTGGGAATTCGCTCATAGTTATAACAACTGTTTCAGGTTTAGATCATCTCGAAGGTGAAACTGTTGACATTCTGGCCGATGGTTACGTGGTTGAAGGTAAGACTGTATCGTCCGGATCTGTCACACTTGATCGTGCTGCTAATAAAGTACACGCAGGGTTGTCTTATACCCCTACTATTGAGTTACTTGATATCGACACTGCACAGGAACAGGTGAAATCGAAGTCAGTGTCAGTGTCTAAAGTGTTCATTGAAGTTGAAGGGTCGCGTGGTGGGTTCGTCGGCGGCCGGAAAGATGCAACCAGTGGTGAGCAGGTCACATTCCAGGAGATTAAACCTCGCTTTGACGCAGACGGGTATGATCAGATTGCATTGAGGACTTATAAGCAAGAAGTGGTCATCGATCCGCAGTGGAGCAAGGGTGGCGGGGTACGCATTGAACAACGCTCACCGCTGCCTATGGCGATATTGTCTGTTATTCCAAGAGTGGATGTTGGTGGTAGTTGACACGGGTTTATTTAATGTGATACATTGTGATACACATTAAATAACAAAGGTGACACTGATGAATGATAAAAAAGAATATTTTGAGAAAAGAGAACAACTTGAAAAACAGATAAGTGAGTTACCGTTAATTAAAAGAATTGCGATCGGCGTTGATCTTTCTGAGTTCAGAAATTTAAGTGATGATGAATTTGCTTTTTTAATCACTAGCATCGGGTGTTTAGCTAAAGAAGAACCGAATGCGAAAATTATTGAACAACGTAGTCGAATTAACAAATTGATAAAAGAGAATCAAGTGATGCGAAAGATATTAGTTAATGTAGATTTTTCTTTATGATCTATGCAACAGGTTAAATTCCTACAGCCGACAACTGAATTGATTAAATCGATTGCTGTTGACATGCGCCAGGCTGACATCGATGAGATATGGGCTTCAAACCACCAGACACCCGGCGAGGCGCTGTTAAAAGGTTTCAAGATATCAGATTACTCCGTGGTGATAACGGTCAATGACGAGCTTTGCGTGATGTTAGGGTTGGTGATTCATGATATATTAGCCGGAACAGGGGTGGTGTGGTTGCTCGGTACGAACAATGCTTTAAAATATAAACGTCATTTTATTACGCAAGTACCTGATGTCATTGATGAAATGCTGGACATTTGTCCAAAACTGTTTAATTATGTACATGTTGACAATGAAGTCAGCATTCGGTGGTTGAAACGAATCGGCTTCACTTTTGACGAGCCGGCACCTTATGGGTATGACCGAGAGTCATTTCATAAATTTTATCTTGAGAGGGCGAACTAATGTGTGGACCAGCAGCAGTACCTATAATGATAGCTGCGTCAACTTTAATGACGGCGACTTCTCAGATTCAACGAGGTAGATTTCAAAAAGGTGTTTCCAGATATAATGCACGTGTTGCTGAGAACGAAGCACAAAGTACACGCAATGTGGCGAATGAAGCAGAAAACATCCAACGTCGTAAAACAGCCGAACTGTTATCAAAACAAAAAGCACAACTTGGCGCTGCCAACATCGATCTAACATCTGGTTCGGCTCTACAATTACAGGAAGATACTGTCACGCTCGGTGAAGCTGATGCGCTGCGTATCCGTAGTAATGCTGATGCGAAAGTTAATTCACTGAATACCGGCGCAGATTTAACACGTCGCCAGGGTGACTATGCTTCATTAACAGGTGTTAACCGTGCTGCCGGTACTCTACTCAGCGGTGCCGCATCAGTTGCAGGAACAGGTGTCTCTGATAAATGGTTCACACCAAACAGTGCAGGCGTAAATGTAGATTTCATAACCCCTGACACTCGTCTGACGCTGGGGGCCTGATATGCCTAATTTAATTATAAAGCTAGACGATAAAGTAAAGAACTCTGAGACAGGTGTTCCCTGTGGTGGGTGTCAATGGATGGGTGTTGATCCTGATTTTGATGAAAATAATGTTTGTTCTACATGTGACAGAACTCGATCACAAATAATCATCGCGCATGGTAAAGCTGAGATCAGTGAAAAAGAGAAAGAAGAAAGGGTTCATGCTGCTTTTCATCACATGATTGGTGAGGATATAGAGTATGCCTAAAGTCGCACAGTACGAAGCTAATCAAGTACAGTCACAGGTGGTATCACAACCATTGGCGAAAGACGCGCCGGCTGATGCGTTCGGTGCTCCTATTGCTAAAGGTGTGCTCGACGTTGCTAAAGTCGGGTTTGAACTCAAGCAGCGTGTTGACACTACTACGGCAGAAGAAGCACTGGTGAATGTTGAGCGTGATAAGAACGAACTTTTGTCTAAGTATTTCAATACTTCTGGTCGTGATGCTTATGATAACTCTGTCGCTGCTACTCAGGCGCTCGATGACTTGAAGATGAAGTACGGTGAGACATTAAATCAGCAATCTAAACAGATGTTTGATAAATCATTTGATGTAATGATTACACGTGACCGGAATAATATTAATCAGCATTCTTTGAAAGGTCTTAAAACATGGGATATAGCAACACTTGATTCTAAAGTTGAGAACGCTGTTGAAAATGCGTCAATATACTATAAAGACCCTGCAAGGTTAAAAGTTCAAGTGGAAGTTGGTCGTCGAGCTATTATTGATTCTATGAAATTACAAGGTCTATATTATGACGAAGACGGTAAGATCAGTGATGTTGCCACAGAAAAGTTAGAAACATTTGATTCATCATTTGCCAGAGCGTCCATTGAGGCTGCGTTACAGTCAAGTTCAGTCGATGCTAAAGAGGCAATGGAAAAATATGGTAAAAATCTCGAAGGCCCGGACAAGGTTAAACTCAAAGGTCTTATTGAGAAGAAAAAGAAGGTTGAGGATTCAGAATTTAATGCTAAAGAATCTGTATTAAGAGCTAGTAAACTTGTTGATACTTACGATAATCGCAGTGATATCATGGAAGAAATCAGCAATATCAAAGATCCTGAGTTACAGAAGAAAACACGAATCGAAGCAACAGCTCAGTTCAATCAGAAACGCACTGCTGAAAAAGAAAAGCAGAATTCTGACTATCAGGCTGCTATTGCCGCAGTGAATAAAGGTGCTACACCGATACAGGTTGAGTCACAGAACCCTGAAGCATGGGTGGGAATGACTGATTTACAACGTAACAACATTTTATCTGGCAAGCACATGGTTACTGACCAGATACTGTTTGATAAATTGCGATCATTACCTCCCGCCAAAAAAGCTGAACTCAATGCTGCTGATTACTCAGCCCAATTGCGACCATCCGATTTGCAAAAACTCAGAACTGAGATTGATGCAGCGAAGAAAGGTGATCCAGGCAGTCGAGTAAAGGCGCTATCTTCTAAATCTATGATAGCAGCAGAAGGTGCATTCGGAGATAAACGTAAGTGGCGTAAAAAATCAGGTGGCCCTACTGAAAAAGGTAGGCTTGCGAACCAATTCCTTACCGACCTTCAAGATGCACTTGATGAGTTTAAAATTGAAAATAGCCGGCTCGCTACACCAGCTGAAGAAAATAAAATCATCGGCGAGTTCACACGTCAGATTGCTGTTGAGCGTTCTGCATTCGGATTTGACATCTTGGCTTCTGATACTGAGATTGATTTGAGTAACGCACCGGCTAAAGATGTCAGAATGCTGAATCAGATTATCGACAGTACACCGAATATTGACCTTATTGACCTGACTGATGCTTATCAGTTCCTAATCGATAATGGTCAACCAATCAACGCACAAACTCTCAAAAACGCATATTCACAGGGAACAAAATAGATGGCATTTGATCCGAGTAAGGTTGACATAGGTTCATTGTCACAGGTAGCACCTGGTGAAAATGTTGAGGATGATGCTGTCAATGACAGTTTGAATTTCAACATGAGTGAAGCGGTCAAGGTTAATCCTGATCAGCATGCTAAAGAGTTGAATTTGAGCAAACAATCAGGTATTCCGGTCATCGGTGTGCAGTCTGATCCTGTCGCTGTTGAGCAGGACATTAAAAAATCTCAGTTTGATTTCAGTGAACTGCGTAAAACCAACCCTGTCACTGCGAATCGATTTAATGATATCGACAACGCTATCATTGCTCAAGATGATGTTGACGTCATGAAGTCGATTGAAAATATATTCAACTTTGAAAAAACATTCAAAAGTTTCGGTGAATCAACAAGTTTAGGTTACAGTGCTCTAGAGAAGAGTTCACTGTTAGTTGGTGCTGATATTACACCGTCGAAGATTCAAGATCTAATTCCTGCGAGTCGATTACCCTTTGGTATGGAGCAGGTCGCCCAATCTGAGTCTAAAGCGTTGGCCGTGCGCATGGGTATTGACACCGATGAAGAGTTGCAGCAAGCAAAGTCAGATGCAACTGATAAATTGTTAACAGAGTTGAGAAGTCTCAACGAGAAACGTGCTGACATTGCGCCTGAAGATTTGAACTTGCTCGAACAAGGCGTCAGAGGCGGTATTGAGTCATTGGTTAATATGGCACCAGGTTTCGCTTTAATGTTGTTATCAGGTGGTCGGTCAGCACCACTGCTCGCCACAATGGGTGTTCAGACCTTCAGTAGTTCCTATGGTCAAGGTCGCGCTGAAGGTTTAACACCTGGTGAGGCTGGTTGGTATGCCGGCATCGATGCCACTATTGAAGTGGGTACTGAGATGTTACCAACTGGTGTACTTGAAACAATCATCACAGGTAAAAGTACCGGGCTTAAAAAAGATGCTTTGAAGTTCATGGTTCGTGAGATGGGCACTGAGCAGCTGGCCACCCTGGGTCAGAGTATTAACGCCTACGCTTTTGATCTTGATGAACAAATTAACAATGCTGAAACTGTCAGTGAGATGGTTGACATTCAATTACAACGTCAAGCTGTGACAGCCATTGCCACTGTTGTCGCCGGCGGCGCACAGATCACCGCTGCGACTACTATTCGTAAAACAATTGATGCTGTCATCCGTGATGAAACAGTCAGCGAGTCAAAAGGTGCAGTTGAACAATCTAAAATTGACCAGCTCAATGAAAAATCTCAAGAATCAAAACTGAAAGAACGTGACAAAGAATCATTTAAACAGTTTGTCAATGAAGCTGACGGTGAGAACAATACGAATGTGTTCATCGACGGTTCTCAGGTGTCACTGTATCTGCAAACTAAAACACCGGCTGAGATCGAAGCTGACCCGGCATTGAAGCTGTTATCAGAACAGGCTGCTGAAGCATCTGCACTTGATTCTGATGTGCAGATACCAGTTGCTGACTTCGCTGCTGAAATAGCAGCTACTGACCATTTTGAACAGCTGCGTGATAGTATGACCATGAGTGACGAGACAGTGTCACCGTTCCGTCAGGAGCAAGCCAAACAGGAGACTGACAACTATATCAAGGTGTTGATGGAAGAAGCGCAGGAGAACACCAGCGAGTATGTTGATGCTCAAGAAATTTCACAAGCTGTCCGTCAACAGTTGATTGATACCGGTGTGTATAGCCCTAAAGTGGCAAGTACAATGGCTGAGATGGTGCCGTTGTACTTTGCAGCAAAAGCTAAACGTGAAGGCATCACTGTTGTTGAAGCGTATCAGAATGCAGGGTTCATTGTTGAAGGTCCACAGACCGGTGAGCGTGCTCGACTTGAGGGTGAGCAGGTGCTGTCGCAAGCTAAATCATCAGGGTTCAAGGGTGAGTCAGTAGTCGAAGCATCTGAGTTTAAACAAGCTGTTGATAAAGGGTTGGATATGTCTCAGGAAGCGCGATTGCAACGTGCTGAAGAGATGGGGTTTGATACTGAAAATGTTTTGTATCACACAACTGATCGTGAGTTTGAAGGTTTTAGACAAGATCCTGTTGGGATATGGTTTGCAGATTCACCGATAGAATCAAGAGTTGCAGCAGATGTTGAAGGGAAAGGGGAACAGCAGATTCCTGTGTATCTTAAAAAGCTGAATCTTTTTAATTATGACGGGAGAGAACCTTCGCCTGAATTAACAGCAGAACTTATCAATAAAGGTTATGAAGGGATGTCGTTACCTTCTATCGGTATCGGTAACGACATTATAATATTCGACCCATCCAAAATCCGCTCAGTCAACGCATCATTTGACCCCGACTTCAAAGCGTCAGCTAATCTTCTAGCACAACAAGACATCACTGACCTCCCCGAATCACTGAAACCACAAGCCGGTTTAGCTGAAGAAGATTTTATCGAAACAGATACCACACCGGCTTCACTGCAACGTCAGCAGGGTTTTGAACTTGATCCTGATTTTGTATCGCAACCGATTAAAACTGATCCTGATGCTTTTACTTTGGGGCAACGCACCGATTCAAAAACAGCACGCGGTTACTATGACCCGGCAAACAGTATCATCAGACTCACTGAATCTGCTGATCTGAGTACGTTCCTGCACGAGTTCGCTCACTTCATGTATGAGATGGAATTCAAGGGTGACACCGAGATGCTGAAGTCAATCAACAACTGGTACAAACGTAACGCTGATGATGTGGCTAAAGAGGCGAACAGTTACCTGGGTGATAAGTTTGATGTGTTGAAGCAGGGTGGTGAAGGTTTAAATGCGTTCGATAACACAACAACTGAGATGCCTTTTTATGATGACATGATGCGTTTACCAGAATACTTTGAAGAACAAAAAGGAAAAGTATGGAAAATAGTTAATGTCACACCTTTTAATTATCTTAAGTCACTGAATATTGATGTAAACAATAAAAAAGTTATTGATATAGAAGCTAAACATTACCCGAATTATATAGAACCTGAAGCTGTAGATGATTATACGGAAAAAATGAAAGCCGGCGAAAAGTTTCCCATGCTTACTTATGACGTTTCAGAGGGTCGAGTATCACAAGAAGGTCGTCACAGAGCACTCGCTGCAATAAAAGCAGGAGTTAAAACTGTACCTGTGTTGATTGTTGAAGCAACAGAAAAAGAAGCTGAATTAGCAGGATTTAAAAAACCAAAGTTACCTGACGCAATCGCTAATGAACAGTTCGCACAACCAACAGACCAACCAACCGCAAAAGAAGGTTCAATCACTGCTGATGATGTAATCATATTCCTAGACAGCAACACAACCGGTGACCGTGATAAAGATGCAGCGATTCGTCGTGCTGTGCATGAGCAGTTTGCACGTGGGTTCGAGGCTTATCTGATGGAAGGTAAGGCACCGTCTATCGAGCTGCGTAATGCGTTCAGAGCGTTTGCACGCTGGCTGTCACGTATCTATCAGGCGCTGCGTGGTCAGCTCAACGTGAACCTGGATAATCAAATGCGTGAAGTGTTCGACCGGCTGCTGGCTACCGAGGAACAGATACAGGCTGCACAGGCGCGTGCTCGCGTGGAGCCGATGTTCTCCGATGCGACGATGGCCGGCATGACTGACGAAGAGTTCGCTGATTATCAAGCACGTAAGGAGAAAGTTAAAGATGTACAGTCTGAAACGCTGCGTGACAAAATCATTAAACAACTCACACGCCAAACGAAGGAATGGTGGAAAGTAGAAAAGCAGGACATCATTGATGAAGAACTTCAGTCACTGAGTAAAGAACAGGTTTATAAGGCGCGTGAAGAACTTAAAAATGGCGCATTTAAAATCGACCACGCTGCTGTCAAAGCAATGACTGGTGAAGAACGCACTAATAAATTAGGTCATAAACGCACAATCATTCCACCCGCGTTAAGCGGTATGACAGCAAAAGGTATGAAAGGTGTGCACCCGGACGAAGCTGCTGCGTTCTTCGGTTACGGTTCCGGGTCTGAGATGTTGATTGACCTGATCACTGCACCGGCTATCAAAGACCAGGCAAAGGTCAACGCTGAAGCGAAAATGGTTGAACGCCATGGTGATATTCTCACCGACGGCACCATTGAGCGTGAAGCTGATGAGGCAGTGCGGGATGAAGAACGTGGTAAGTTGCTACTGCATGAGCTGAAGATGGTTGCACGTGGCACCAACGCGCCGACGATTGACCGTGCAACCATTAAAGCATTAGCTGAAGAACGCATCGGCAGACTGTCGTTCCGTGAGATTCACCCGGGTAAATACCGCAAAGCTGAGATCCGCGCTGCACAGGAATCTGCTCGGATGCTGGTTGAAGGTAACCGTGAAGGTGCTGCTGCTGCGAAGATGCGTCAGGTGTTGAACTATTATCTCGGCATGGCGGCGACAGCTGCGAAAAATGACACTGTGAAAATCGTCGACCGTATGTCACGTTACAGTAAAAAGAAAGTTCGTGAAGCCATCATGAAAGCTGAAGGTGGTTACTGGGATCAGATCGTCAAGATACTTGAACGCTTCGAGTTCAGAAAGTCAGCAACACTGAAGGATGTTGACAGCATTAATCTGTGGGCGAAAGAACGTCTTGAAAAACATGGTGAAGAATTGGTGCTATCAAAGCAGGTTTTGAATGAGTCCTACGTGATTCACTGGAAAAATGTTCCGTTCACAGACTTACAGGGCATCAATGACTCGGTGAAGAACATTGAGTATGTTGCCAAGTACGCAAATAAGATAACTCTACTAAAAGAGAGTATCGAATTTGATAAGTTAAAATCTAAAATAATTAATCATCTTGATAAACTTGATACCGTATTTAGGCCGGAACGCACCACAGGCAAAGATGAAACGGGTTATACGTTACTTGAAAAGATAACAGGGAAAGTAAAGTGGACTGAACGTGTTTCAAGTGAAGGTGTTTCATGGATGTCAAAGGTTCCGTTTATGACATTCTGGTTAGATAAAGGTGAACCAGCTGGGTTGATGACTTCCTTAATTCACAGACCAACTGTTGTAGCAAGAGATGAAGAATTGACTTTATGGGAAAGTACAGCGTTACCTTTAATCACTGCGATAAAGAACCGACCTAATACTGATTTGAAACGTATGCACCAAAAAATATACATTCCAGAGATAGCTGCAGTGGACGAAGATAACGTGCCTGTTAATACTTATTTGTATGGGCATCAAATACTGTCTGTTGCATTGAATGCTGGTAATGCTGGTAACCTTCGTAAAATGTTACTTGGGGAAGGGTGGGCTAACCCTGATAATGAAGCTGAGATAACAATTAATAACCCCAAACTTCAAGCTGTTTTAGATCACATGACAGAAAGTGATTGGTCAATAGTAAAACAAGTATGGGATTCAATGGACTCTTTGTACCCTTTATTATCTGAGACAACACTTAAAGGTACTGGGCTGACACCTAAAAAGGTAGACCCGGTTGAGTTCCAAACTAAGTTTGGAAAAATGAAAGGTGGTTATTACACTTTACAATATGATCATGATCGTGATGCGAGGGCTGCTGATTTTAAAGACAAACGTGAAGCACGACTCGAATCAATGTTTTCTACACTCGGTAGTTTGAATCAGTCTGTAACAGCCGGTGCAACTCATACGCGTACTGAGTTCTACGCGCCAATTCGTTTCGACCTTGGTGTGATTACTGATCATTTTCAGGAAGTTATTCACTACATCACTCACTACGACACAGTTCGACAAGTGAATAAAATTATACGTGACCCTGTAATATCAATGAAACTTAAACGGAAGTTAGGTAAAGAAGAGTACGCTAAGATGAATGTGTGGTTGAGTAGTGTAGCTAAAGGTGGTCGAGCTACTGAAGCGCAAGTGTTTGGTTCAAACTTAGCCAGGCATCTTCGTACCGGTATGACTTATGTATATTTAGGTTATAAATTGAGTACTATATTAATACAACCATCAGGGTTATTCACTGCCAGAACATTGATGATGGAAGGTAAAGGTTATATACCACAAGGTATAATGAGTATGCTGAAAACTATCCCTATCAACGGACAAGAAGGGTGGGCTGCTCGTGATTTTGCTCTACTTAAATCATCAGTATTACGACACCGGTTAAAAACATTTGATCGAGAATTCAATGATGCTATGAAACAGATAGAAGTAAAAGAAGGAAAGATCGCTTCGTTCAGACGTGCATCAATGATGGGAATAGGTTATGTCCAGCTGTATGTGGTTGATTTTCCTGTATGGCACGCTGGGTTTGAGAAAGGTATGGTTGATTTTGAGGGTGATGAATCTAAAGCTGTTGAATATGCGGATTGGCTCGTAGATCAATCACAGGGTTCAGGTGACATTAGTAACATGAGTGCGATGTTAGGTACTAATAATCAGATAGCAAGATTGTTTTTCTCATTCATGACTTGGTTTAACACAGCGTTCAATGTTCAAAGGACGCTGGTTAGAGGTAAAAAGCAGGGTTGGGTCAGCTCATCTCAATTCGCAGCCGGTATATTTTACATGATTTTCGCCACAACTATGTATGAATTGCTGATAAGAGGTGAAGCTGAACCTGAAGAAGACGAAGAGCCAGATGAGTATATGAAGCGTATAATGTCAAAGATGGCAAGCACCACCATAGGTACTGTACCTTACGCAAGGGACGCTGCGAATGTGTTTGTGTCTGATTATCATAAATTCAATGCATCACCAGCTTTTAATTTGGTGGGTAACGGGCTTGAGAGTATATATGGCGCAGCTTCAAATTTATACGAAGGTGAAGAAGTGACGAGAGCACAACAAAAAGGGATATTCACTTTTGCAGCTACTATATTTCATATCCCGGGTGCAGCACAGACTTGGGCTACATCCGACGAAATATACCAGTACCTTGAAGAAGGTGAAGAAATTACATTGAAAGAGTTAGCATTTGGTCCTGACCGTGAGTAATGTTACACTCAGGTCATTGAAAATTGAGGTTATATTATGACAGTCAGCACCCTGAACATCACGTCCGGCCCATACGTCGGCAATAACCTGAATGATACTTATTCATATGACTTCACTGTTGTTGATAAAACTCAACTATCGGTTTATGAAACAACCGACCTGGGTGTACAGACGCTGCTCGTCGTTGACACAGACTACACTGTCAATAATATCGGTGTCGATGGCGGCGGTACGCTCGTTCGACTGGCCGGCAACCTACCAACTAACTATCAATGGTACATCAGATCGAATCGTGCTGAGAATCAGTTGACAGATTTCTCATCGCAGGGTGCGTTCTTCCCGGACATTCATGAAGCACAGATGGATCATCTTACATTTCTGATTCAGCAGTTGCGTGATACATTTGATCGTTCTATGAAGTTAGAGGACAGTTACAGTGGTTCATTGAATTTAACTTTAGATGCACCTGATGCTGTTAAATATCTCCGTTGGAAAAGTGATTTATCAGGTATAGAAAATATTGATTTAGCGACATCCGGTGTACCTACAAACGCTGACATTATCACATATTCCGCAGGGAATAATTTTACAGGTGGAGTTAATAGAACTCAGGAAAGTAAAGATTTAGACATACCCAGTGTTGCTGATTTTGGTGCAGTAGGTTCCGGTGATGAAACTGTAAAATTTCAAGCAGCCATCACTGCTTCTCGTGAACTTCGTCTATCTAATGGTGTTAACTATACCGTAGGGTCTTTGACATTCGCTCACAGTGTAACTTTTTATAGTAATGGTGCGACAATCAACACTAAAGCTATCCCTGCTATTAGCATTGGTAAATATCTTCCAAATACCAGGGGACCTTTGTTTATTTTATCAGACCCTTCATCAACATCAGCGGGCGAAGCTGCTGGTCAACAAATACTTATTGGCGACAACCCCACAGCAACACCAGCAGCTAATGATTTTGTTGCACAACAAGTTATCATTAACAACTTGAACGGCAGAAAGCATCTATGGGCGCAGAACATCGGCGCTTTGCAAGACGCTACTGGCACAGACGGAATGGTCAGGGCTGTTGAATTTGAAGTCGCAGGAACATTTGGTAATGCAATTACAGACCCGTTCTCTGGTTCATCTACCCCAGCTTATAGGAAAAACGCAATAGAGATCATAGGTCATAGTGGTAGTAATGGTCGTCTTACCTCTGCCGCGACCGTGTGGGTGAATGATTCAACAGGTGTGAAATGGTGGAATGAAGGTGTCTCTTTATCCAGATGTTATTCAAACGGCGTTCACTTTTACAAAGACCCCGGTGGTGTTACAGACACCGTGAACGCATTCCAAAACGCAGCTATATTTGATGAAAGCAATTCAGATTCTGTTTTAAAAGTAACAGGGAATCATACTAATATTATAGATATCAGTGGCATAGCTACGCTGTCCAACTTTGTTAAAATGTCTAATGGTGGGAATCAAACTTTAATCATTACTAACGGTGCAGACTATGATATAGGGTTGAAGCTGGACAGTGGATCAACAGCTACTAAAAACACAACTATTACTTTTTCAGATCAAGGTACAGACAATTGGCTCATACAGAAAAATCTTACTAATGATTTAAATATTTACGACAGCATAAACACTTTAACAGCCATGCAATTTGATGGAGATGCTACTAACTCAGTAGAGATCTATGTCGGTGGTGCGTTAAAACGAATTGAAGTAGGTGCTGCTGATAGTGGTGGCACTGGTTATAGAGCATTGAGAGTACTTAACTGATGGATAAAGAAGCTATTGAATTGTGTGTTGAATTTCTTTCACGTACTGAACTTAAAGGCAGCGAAGTTCCTGCATATAATCATGTGATGCAAGCATTATCTGAAGATGCTCAGAAAATTAAAGATGCTCAGAAAATTAAAGATGCTCAGAAAATTAAAGATGCTCAGAAAACAGGTGACTTATCGGAAAATTAACTAAAAATTTAAGCAGAAAAGAATTTGCATGTGAGTGTGGTTGCGGATTTGACACCGTTGATGTTGAGCTTGTTGAAGCATTGCAGGGTTGCGTTGATCATTTTGCTAAAGAACTCGGCACCACTGTCCGCATTAAAATCACAGGACCAAACCGGTGTAAAGAACACAACGCAGATGTTGGTGGCGCACCAAACTCACAACATATTTATGCACGTGCTGCTGATTTTAAACTGTATATAGGGCGCACAAATGAACAGATTGACCCTGATCGTGTTGCTGATTATCTTGAGTTAGAATATTCAGGACGTTGTGGCATGGGTCGATATATTAATCGGACACATTTCGATACTAGAACTATTGGACCAGCCAGGTGGGATACACGATGAGTGATTTTAATTGGAAGAGTTTAGTCGGAACTATTGCACCGTTGATTGGTACTGCGTTAGGTGGTCCTGTCGGTGGTGTTGCGATGAACGCACTGACATCGGCACTGGGTCTGAATGAAGATGCTAAAGAAACTGACATTGCCAAAGCACTTGCTACTGCATCACCAGGGACTCTTTTAAAACTTAAAGAAGCTGATCAGACCTTTGAAACAGAAATGGCTAAACTTGGTGTTGATCTTGAGAAGATAGCAGCAGATGATCGTGCATCAGCGCGTCAACTTCAGAAAGAAACGAAAAGTTACGTTGTACCTATACTGGCAACAGTCACCGTTACTTGCTTCTTCGGTGTTGTATTTTGGGTGCTGTCCGGAAAAGTCACTTTAGAAAGTACACTACTCGGTTTCGTGTTGGGTCAGGTGTCATCGAAAGCTGAACAGGTTTACAATTTCTTCTTTGGTTCAAGTGCCGGCAGTAAAGAGAAAACGAAACAGTTAGTAGAGAAGGTGTAGCATGACCAAAGAAACAGATCTGATGAATGATTTATGTCAACGATTTGAGCAGCATGTTATTAAATTTGAAAAGCACGAAGAAGAAGAAGGTGCCAAGTTTGATAAGCTCATCGAAGCTCAGAAGATCAACACCGCTGCTGTGTCTGAATTAACCAGGTCAGTATCGTCGTTAGTTGATGACACCAGCTCAGTGATCCAACTTCACAAAGATTTCCAGGGTGCTGCACGTGTCGGGCGTGGTGTGCAGGACTTCATGATATGGTGCTTGAAGTGGGGTGCTATTGGCACCGGTGTTGTGACTGTTGTTATGTTTGTGGTTGGTAAATTTCAGCATTAGAAGGATTGATTATTTAATAAATTGACTTAATAAACCTGAAAACATATTCATCATAGTTTCATGCTGCCTGTGGTCATATACAAATATGTAATCATCACTGCAATCCGGTTTTCTTAGCCTTACATTCATCTCAACAGCGCATATTTCCATTAATTCATGGCATATAACCATTAATATTTCATTATCGTTCCCACATTCAACACCTATCTCTATTTCTTGCTTCTGGTAATTAAAACTACCACCGTCATGTGTTTTATTCCACAATATTTTAAATTGGTAGCAATTAACCTTTAGCGATTTAATTCTTCTTAGTTTCATAATCAGAAAAAGTTCACAGTCAAATCATTCGTAGTCACACCATCACGGTAACGCTGTAATGCGCGTTTAAGTCCTTCCTGATTATCAGTCTTACGCCCTATCGCATCGGCCACAGCCAGGTCAATTGTATCATTGCATAATATTCTGATGATTGATACAGGGTGAGTCTGACCCTGACGATCAATGCGACCGTTCATCTGGTCGTACAGTTCCAGTGACCAGTTGATGCCGAACCATACGACGATGTGACCACTCTTTTGTAACCCGTTAATCCCATGAGCGCAACTTGCAGGGTGAGCCACCATTAATTTAATATCACCGTGTATCCATTTATCAATGACTTTACCTGTATCCTTCGATGGTGTCGTAGTGAGGTTCACTGGTTTATATTTTTTAAATTTCTTCATAATGCGTATTGCATCAGCTTTGTATAAGTAACTGCACAGCACCGGCGACCCGCCTGCTTCTTCTAATACGTCTTCAAGTGCGTTTAACTTCGCATCGTGTAGTACTTCAAACTCTGGTGATTCACTGTTGAGGTATGGGCTACCGTTACAAAATTGGAGTGTCTTATTTGACACCGACGACCGGCTGAACACTTCAACCTCACTGCCGCTGTCAAGCTGAGTGAACATGTTCTTCTCAACTTCCTTGTAGGCTTTGCGTGCGGCTGCTGGTAGGTCAACCATAAGGTTCGTCACCTGACAGTCGGGCAGATCGAGATAGTCGCGTGAGTCCATCTTCACGGTGATGTCACTGATCTTATGCTCGATCCACTGCTTACCTAAATCAGTCGGCGTGTAGTTCCACCCGCTGTAATCGCTGGTGAAGTAACTATCTTTATAATGCGTGATGAACTCACCGAGTCGTTCGCCGCCATCGACAGCCAGGAACTGACCATGCAGATCAAGGTAACCGTTCGATGCAGGTGTCCCGGTGAGGCCGGTTCGATATTTGAAATGTGACAGGATCTTACGCCACCCTGTAACTTTAATTTTGTAGTGCTCACCACGCCCATCTTTACGATCCCGGTCGCCGCCGGCCATGCGGAGCGTGGTGCTGTTCTTCAGTTTCGACACCTCGTCATAGACCACCATCTGAAACGGCAGTGGCTTTCCCTGGGAGATATAATAATGATCGAGTTGTTCAGCTAACCAGTTTAAATTCTCATAATTAATAAGATACACATCAGCGTCTGCGAACAATGCACGTGAGCGTTTCTCTTTGGTGCCATGAATGATGCTGAAACGTAAATGGTTGGTGTGTGTCCACACTCTTGCTTCACGCGCCCACACTGACTGTATGACTCGCAGTGGACCAAGTATTAACGTTTTCTGCACATGACCCGCACGCATTTTATCTACTATAGTAGTAAGTGTGACAATTGTTTTCCCAAGCCCGACCCCGAGCCACAGCATGCTATCCGGGTGAACTGCCATGTGATTAATTGCTACTTTCTGATAGTCGTGAAGTTGCTGTGGAGTGAGTAGGTCGGTCATCTAACCCGACAACTCTTTCAACAATCCAACAAACGAATCAACGTCAGCATTACCATACACAACTTCAACTTGAGCACCGTGATCAGACAATCTTTTCAACTCACGCTTCTGATTCTTTGACAGCACACCATCAACCGATTTAACTTCGACAAAGAACACTTGACCTTTGTAAATCACAATGCGATCAGGCACACCATCGCGCCCTGGTGAAATCCACTTCCTCGTAATACCACCTGCATCATGGATCTGTTTGTCGAGGTACTTTTCTATTTTTGATTCACGAACACCCATGTTAAGCACTCTCTGTACATAATGGACAGAGAAGACTGGTACAGTTGCCTTCTTCATCTTTAAGATTATCAGGATGTCCACAATGTTCAATCGCAACATCATTGTTTCTGTCAATCTGACAACCGTAATACTCACAAAGATTTTCAATAACGTGACAATACTTCCTATCTTTTGATTCATTATCACCGTTTACTTTAATGTCAACAATTTTCGAGTTTTGATTATTACGATGGATTCTTCCTTCTATTTGTTCTTGTGTAATTCGCTCTTCATTAACCATCCCCGACTGGTGAGAGGTAACTTCATCTTTTAAGAAACTGATGCAGGTACTCAGCACTTCGAGGATTATTTTTTTGTTCTTATCCTCGTCCGGCATTGTGTCAGCGTTACGGTGCATCATCATCATGTAACCCATCGCCGCCATCGGGTTGCCGGCGTACATCTTCGACACTGACTTCTCTTCATCCAGGTTAATGTCACTGTGCATCGTGGTGACAGAGAACATGTGACCTTCATTGATCAGCTGTTCCAGGTTGTCACTGGCCACGAACTGACGTGTCTCACCGTTGCTGTAGGTGACGGTGACTGAGGTGTTAATTGGTTTGATAACTTCTGGTTTAGGGTGCCTGAGTGCATCTGATATTTTGAACTCAGGGAAGTCACGTTCGATACATTCCCAGTCACCTTCGTTCCATACTTCTAAAAATGCAGTGCCATCAATGCCACCCAGTTTAAGAGTGAACTCGATTGCGTCGTTGTAATCTTGTTGCATTTGTTCAGTGTTCATTTACTGTTCCTCAATTGTAATTTTTACTTTGTAAGTTTTACCTGGAACTAACTGATAAGACGATTCAACATCAGAGTTTGTCATTACAATGACACCACCGTTATGAGATTGTATAGTAGGTTCATCCGTATATGAATTATTAAAAGAAATGTCTTCAAATTCAATGTTTATAATTTTCATCAGTGTCACCTGTTATTTAATCCTGTTAACAATAGTATATGAATTAACGATTCCTAAAACAGGACCCATGTTTGTCATCATTTTAAGTACCTGTTTGCCCATCATTTTATTTACCATCATGCCGTACCGATTTCTTCGAGCACGCAGTTCACGATCCCATTCTTCTTTGCGAAGAAGTATCTCAGTTGCTGTCATTGGTGTGTCGTTATTTTGCTGTTGTTTGTTCATCTTGAGCCATTAAACGCATTTCTAAAACAGCAAGTTGTACTACAAAGCATATCTCAGTTGCTATTTTATCGTACTCACTCATACCTGTTGTGTCAGGGAAATTTTTGTGGGTTTCAGCAAGACCTAAATCAACGCTCTGTAACCATTCATCGCCATCAACCATTGCTACAATTTCAACAGCAGCTGATCGTAATGACCCGCGACTCACATACTCAACTTTTATAATTTCCATCATTATCACCTTTATTAATTAACCTGTACAACATTGTACCACGATTACATTGAACCTTGCAACAGTGGTTTCACAAGTTTTTCAGTTTGCTGAATATACCAGTCGTAGTTGATGTCAAACATTGGATAACCGCCATCAGGAGGCATTAATAACGATTTACTTAAATCATTACACAACTGAACATTGTAACCGGTCTGAATACCACTGCGACGTTCACCATATGTTGATTTATTTTTGGTGTGAATGCGCTCATCCCATATACCGTACCCTATCTCACCGATGATGCTGTTGAAGTATTGATCGGTCAGTTTGTTCGCACGTTTGTATTCACCGGGTTTACCGTTCGGTGGCATCACTTTTTCAAGTGGCTTGCCACTGGTGCTGATGTAGTAGCGCACAATGTTACTGACTTGGTCACCCCCCCATTCAAGTGTTGAACTACGCGGGACTTTGGTTCGCAAGAAGAAGTCGAATATGTCGTTATGGCTAGTGATAAAATCGCGTATATTGTCGCCCCTAACAAGAGCAGCCTCAGCTGCCAGGGCAACCACTCTCGATGACCAGTCCTTGTGATACGGAAGTTCCCTGGTGCCTGGGTTCT